TGACTGGCAAGGGTAACTTCCGCTATGAAATCGCTAAGCGTACTCCTTACAAAGAACGAATTGGTAATAAGCCTTGGCATTACAAGAATATCAAAGCTTATTTGAAAGCTAAATATCATGTCATTGAATCAGACGGATTGGAAGCAGATGACCTTATGGCTATCGAGCAGTCCAAAAGACCTCTCGAAACCATCATCTGCACACGCGATAAAGATTTGCGACAAGTCCCCGGATGGCACTACGGATGGGAGCTGGGTAACCAACCTCAGTTCGGCCCAATGCTGGTGGACTCAGTTGGACTTATTAAACTCTCAGCCGATCGTAAAACAATCAAAGGATATGGAGAAACATTTTTCTATTCCCAATGTCTGACAGGTGACCGGGTAGATAGCATCCCTGGACTAGATGGTTGTGGGCCTGTTAAAGCCTTTGATATCTTAGATGGGGCAGAGACATTAGATGAATGTTTTAAACGTGTCCTAGAGGCTTACAGAGGCCTCTATGGCGATCGTGCAGAAGAAGAACTATTAGAACAAGGAAGATTACTATGGATGACCAGGGAGTTGACACAGGAGGGGAAGCCAGTGCTATGGAGCCTCCCCGTAATAAGCTAGAGATTGAGTGGCTGTATGACTATTACGATTGTGAAGATTGTGGTATGTCAGATGCACTGGGTGCTATTGTACGATTGAACGGAGCTGTAATTGCTGAGCTTGTCCCTCAGGCCTCTTGCTACTCCTCTACAACGTATGATGAATCGGAAGTGTATGCAACCATCTTCAATATTCTAGGTATTGACTTGGAGTTTACTGATACTGAAATACGCCCTCCTATGGAGATTATGCGAGGGTTCGATGATGACGAAGACGAGGGTTTTTAACGGAGGTCAATGGACTCAGGCTAGATTTAATTCATTCGTTAAGAGTGCATTGCGTTCAGCCTCTCAACGTTGGCCACCTAAATACTCCTGTCTATCTGAAGCGTGTGTAGGTCAGAAGATCAATCCTAAGTCAGGTCGTCTAGCTAAGCATTACAAATGCAAAGCATGTGAGATAGACTTCCCAGCTAAAGAAGTTCAAGTCGATCACATCAACCCTATTATTGACCCTGTAGCGGGGTTCACTACATGGGATGATGTAGTTGATAATATGTTTTGTGAACAAAGTAATTTACAGGTTCTCTGTACCACTTGTCACAAAGCGAAAACCAAAGAAGAAAAAGAAAGAAAAATAACTAATGCAAAATCAAAATGAATACAAAGGCTTCTCCCTCTTTAACGACATCGAAGACATTGTGCTCCGTATGCGTAATCGTTCTGTTGTAATGTGTAACATGGCTTCAGACCACGCTGATAAACGCACTAAACGCATCAACCCTAAAGGTGCTTCGTTGATTCTCAACTACTTCGCCAGTATCCCAGTTGCTGAGCGTGACGATGTTAAGAATCTGTTCGCTAAGGAGATGGAAACTCGTGGATTCATTCTCGCAGCGTGAACATCTATTCACAAATCTGATGGAAAAACTAATGACACAAGGTACTAAGTACGACCAGGATAAGCCAATGCTTAACTTGATTGACCCTGAAGCGTTTGAAGGCCTAGCCGCAGTATTAACATTCGGAGCTAAGAAATATGCAGCTGACAATTGGCGAGATGGAATCAGCAATTCTCGGCTTATCGCTTCTTTGCTACGTCATCTGTTTGCTATTATGCGCGGTGAATACGTCGATCCAGAAAGTGGCCTGCCTCACATTGACCATGTGGGTTGTAATTGGATGTTTCTTTCTTATAATCTGAAGAGACGTCCTGATCTTAACGATAGTTGGTTTAATAAAGGAAAAAATGAGCAAAGTTAAACTCGTATGGGCAACACCTAATGGTGAAGACTTGGTAGCCTACATGGCTCGTGTAAGTAACCCAGGTAATCAAGACAATAAAGAATCAGCTCCTAAGCTATTGCAATACTTGGCTCGTAATAAACACTGGAGCCCTTTTGAAATGGTTAATGCATGTGTGGAGATTGAAACCACTCGTGATATTGCCCGTCAAATCCTGCGTCATCGTAGCTTTTCCTTTCAGGAATTCAGTCAACGATATGCAGAAGTCAATATGTTTGACACTCGTGAAGCTCGATTGCAAGATGTTAAGAATCGTCAGAACAGCATCCCTGTTCAAGATCGTGAGTTGGAAGACATTTGGCAGAATAAACAGAAACGACTGATTCGAGAAGCATCAGAAGCATATCAATGGGCATTGTCCAATGGCATTGCTAAAGAGCAAGCTCGTGCTGTATTGCCAGAGGGTAATACAATGAGTCGTATGTATATGAACGGTAATCTGCGTAGCTGGTTGCACTACTTGCAAGTACGGCTTGATCCATCCACCCAAAAGGAACATCGTGTCATAGCAGAGCAAGTTAAGAATGCTTTGCTGCCTCAGTTTCCTAACATTTTGAAAGTGATTGAATAATGCGTATCGCTGTAATTCCTGATACCCAAGTTAAGCCCGGTGTTGATCTTACTTACCTCGGTAAGATTGGTGAATACCTTGTAGAGAAACAACCAGACGTAATCATCCACCTAGGTGACCATTGGGATATGCCCAGCCTGAGTAGTTACGACGTAGGTAAAAAATCCTTCGAGGGTCGTCGGTATAAGAACGACATTCAAGCAGGTAACGATGGTATGCGAGAGCTGCTGTATCCACTGAAGAGCTACAACAAACGTGCTGCAGCCAACCACAAGCCCCGTTACCGGCCTGAAATGCACTTCCTGATGGGTAACCATGAGAACCGTATTAACAGGGCTGTAAACGACGATGCTAAGCTTGAGGGCACTATCGGTGTACAAGACTGCAACTTAGACGATTGGATTGTTCATGACTTTCTTGATGTGGCTATTATTGGAGGTATTGCTTTTAGTCACTACTTCGTTACTGGTGTTGCTGGTCGTCCTGCTTCTACAGCAAGTGCTCAATTGAACAAGAAACACATGAGCTGTATCGCTGGTCATCAACAAGGTTTGCAGATTGCTACAGCACACCGAGCTGACGGTCAACGATTAACTAGCATCATTGCAGGTAGCTGCTATGAGCATGATGAAGACTACCTTGGTCATCAAGGTAATAAGCACTGGCGTGGTTTCATGATGCTACATGAAGTTAACGATGGGCAATTCGATCTGATGCCAGTCTCTTTGGACTATTTGAACAAGAAATATAAATGAACAAAATTCAACAAGCAGCCGCAGAGCTGCAATATCAATGCCATTCCCAAGCTCGTGATGCAGGCTGGTGGCATGACATTGCAACAGGAAAGAGTATTACAGAAAATCCTTATTGCTTTAGTAATAAGCTTATGCTGTGTGTTTCTGAACTCTCCGAAGCAATGGAAGCAGATCGAAAAGGGCTAATGGATGATAAACTACCTTACATGGATGGACGAGTCGTTGAATTGGCCGATGCTGTTATCCGTATTTTCGATCTGGCTGGCGGGTTTGGTATGGATTTGCCTAAGGCTATTGCTCACAAGATGGAGTATAATGCTAGTCGGCAAGATCACAAGAAAGAAAATCGCCTAGGTATTGGCGGTAAATCGTATTAAATATAACAAGAAAGAACTGATGACAGAACAATCTCTCCGCTCACAACTCCTCCTGCGTCGTACATACAACCGCCCTCTTGATGAGGCTGGTAAAGTGTTTGAAACCTTTGAACAGACAGTCGATCGTGTTATCGGTCATCAAGAATGGCTGTGGAATCGCTCCTTGAAGCTGGATGAAAATGATGACGGTAAATTTGCAGAACTCGAAGAACTCCGACAGCTCATGCTTGAACGCAAAGTGCTTATGTCAGGACGGACACTGTGGTTGGGCGGTACTGATGTGGCAAAACGCCGTGAAGCATCCCAATTTAATTGCTCGTTCACAAATGTGGAAACAGTCTATGACGTTGTTGATGTCCTCTGGCTGCTCATGCAAGGATGCGGTGTTGGCTTTCGACCAATCGTTGGACAGCTCACTGGCTTCCAGAAACCCATTGAAGAACTAGAAATTATTCGTAGCACAAGGACAGATAAGAATGGAGAACAAGGCAACACAGAAACCTTTGAAGACGGAGTGTGGACAATCCGAGTTGGTGACTCAGCAGAAGCCTGGAGTAAGTCCATCGGTAAACTGGTTGCTCATAAGTTTCCCGCCCGTAAACTTGTACTCGATTTCTCGCAGATTCGCCCTGCTGGTGAAAGGCTGAAAGGATATGGCTGGATTAGCAGTGGTGACGAATCTATCTCGAAAGCTTACGAAGCGATCTTTAAAATTCTTAATCGTCGTAGCGGTAGCTTGCTTACTCGTATCGACATTCTTGACGTTGTTAATTGGTTGGGTACTGTCCTCTCTTCACGCCGCTCAGCTGAAATTGCTCTGTTTGAGTATGGAGAAGATGAATGGCAAGAATTTGCGGTAGCCAAGAACAACTGGTGGGAAAACAACATCCAACGTGCTCAGTCCAATAACAGCTTGTTGTTCAATCACAAGCCTACTAAGGACGAGCTGCAAGGTATTGTTGACCTGATGGTTGAGGCTGGTGGTAGTGAGCCAGGATTTATTAACGGTGTAGCAGCTCGTAAGCGTGCTCCGTGGTTTAAAGGTGTTAACCCTTGTGCAGAGATTCTGTTGGGTAACAAGTCGTTCTGTAACTTAACTGAGGTTGATCTTGCCAAATTCAAAGGAGACTCTGCAGGTCTTCGTCGAGCAATTCATCTTGCCGCACGTGCCAACTACCGACAAACCTGTGTTAATCTCCTTGATGGAATTCTCCAGGAAGCCTGGCACCTTAACAATGAATTCCTCCGCCTTTGTGGAGTGGGTCTTACAGGTATCGTTCGACGACCAGACTTGGGAGCATACGACTACCAAGAACTTCAACGGACTGCTACTTCAGGCGCTTATTCAATGGCTGATGAGCTTGGGACTCCACGACCTAAGAACATCACAACAATCAAGCCCAGTGGGACACTTAGTAAGGTCATGGACACTACAGAAGGCGTCCACAAGCCACTAGGTAAATACATCTTCAACAACGTGAACTTCGGTAAGTTTGATCCATTGGTTCCGTTGTGTCGAGCAGCTGGTTATAAAGTGATTGACAATCCTACCGATCCCTCTGCTGTATTGATTACGTTCCCTGTTAAATGGGATGACGTACCCTTCGATAAGTTTGAGAAAGATGGTCAGGTTCTTGAGGTTAATCTGGAGAGTGCTATTGCCCAGTTGGAGCGTTACAAGATGCTCATGGAAAACTGGTGTCAACAGAACGTCTCTGCTACTATTAGTTATGCACCGGAGGAAGCAGATGGGATTGTGGAGTGGTTACATTCTAATTGGGATAGTTATGTCGGAGTTTCTTTCCTATTTCGGGCTGATCCCACTAAGTCAGCCAAAGACCTAGGATATTTGTACTTGCCCCAGGAGGTAGTTACTAAAGCGAAATACGACGAGTATGTAGCACGTATTCAGCCAATTGAGTTGGACAAGTCTAACGATATTGATGCTGAGGTGGAAGATGATTGTTTGACCGGGCACTGCCCAATCAGGTAGTTGGCGAGATTCGATGAGAATCCGGGTATAAGATATATGTCACATAAGATAAGGAGTAAAACATGCTGACTGCAGAAGAACTTAAGAAATATGTTACCTACGATCCTATTACCGGGTATTTTCTATCGAACGGGGTACGGTACAGTAATCGTAAACAAGGTGAACGAGTAGGTACAAAACATAAAACAAAAGGATATAGGTACATCGTTGTCAAAGGTAAAACCTACCGAGAACAACGTGCTGCGTTTCTGTACATGACAGGAGCATGGCCAGTTAACCAGGTAGACCACATCAATAATGTCAAAGATGACAATAGGTGGTGCAATCTGCGTGATGTAACGCCAGCTGTAAATTGTCAAAATAGGGGATTGTTTAAGACCAATACATCAGGATTCAAAGGTGTAGTATGGAATAAGCAATGTAAAAAGTGGCAAGTTCTGTGCCGAGTGAACAGTAAACAACACTATCTTGGCCTGTTCGATTCACTAGATGAAGCAGCTAAAACTGCTGCTGATTTTTATAACCAGATTCGCTAAGGAGATATATGGCTGATATTATTTATTCCCAACCACATTGCCCAGGATGTGTAGCTCTCAAAGAGCGATATAAACGAGAAGGTATGGCGTATACAGAGATTGTTATCGGGGAGGATATCTCGGTATCTGAGTTTCGAGAAACCTATCCTAATGTACGTGCTGTTCCTTTCGTTGTTCCTGATGTAAAGCAATAAGCAAAAAAAAGCCCCTAGATTCCAAGGATTTATTCCAAGGAGCCTAGGGGCTTTCTCATTTCAGCGTTCGTATTCCAGAATAATCTGTTTACACAAATTGCTGCGTACAATATCCTGAGGGAAGAACTCGATAGTTTCAATCTCAGGAATAAACTTCAAACGTTCAATAGTATTCATCAGACCTGAATCTGGAATATCTACTTGACGACTATCTCCAGAGAAGATTACTTTAGTATTCTCTCCAATACGTGTAAGGAGCAGTTTAAACTCCTTATCCGTCATATTCTGACATTCGTCAACAAGAACAATAGCATTGTCAAACGTTGCTCCTCGCATAAATCCGAGAGGCTTCGGCTCAATCTGCCCACGCTTACGGAACAAGTCGTACAGAGACTTACCGAAAGCTCGGATGAACACTCCTTCAAACGGTTCCAAGTATGGTGCATATTTCTCCTCTAGTTCACCTGGGAGAAACCCCATAGAGCGACTAGCCTCAACGTTAGGACGTGTGACAATAATCTTGTTAATCTCTCGGTAGAAAAGCTTCTCCGCTGCGTAAGAAGCTGCTACATAGGTTTTCCCTGTGCCAGCACTACCAATACCAAACACTACATCACTTCTTTCGATAGCCTCCAGATACAATTGCTGAGCCAGATTCTTAGCAGTAATTCCTTGGAATCGTTGCACTGGTTCAACTTGTTCTACCACTTGCCGTTTACGTGCAGTTTTTGTACTTGCCATTTGAATTTTATTTCTTTTTACGTTTCATCCGAGGGTCATGTTGATTCATGGCCCTATTTTTACTACGCGACATTACGCTTAGGTTTTTAGAAGATTTATCACTAGTATTGTGATTTTTATGATCTACATCTTTTTTATCACCCTTCTTCACAGCTCCCTTACGCTCCATAATCGCTCGTGCGTGATTACGCTCAGCACGACGCTTCTTTTGCTCTTCTGAACTGTTATAGGCACGTTGCCGAATAGAATCAGCTGACGCTCCTCGTTTATATTCACCCTTCTTCGCCATTACTCCTCCTTCATCTTCTTACGGAAAATTGCCATCACTTCACCAGCTGTACGTGGTGTTGTAAACTTACGACCTTCTTTCTTGAAAAAGATCGACTTGTTAGCCTTGATTGTAGCCTCTGATACGTAACGTGTAGCAGGGGTGTTAGGGTTTGCCTGGATCAATTCGGCGGCATTAGCAGGTACGAAGTGGTACATGTACACCTCAGTTTGAGTAGGATCACGCCCAAGCTCTTTCTGAGCCTTCTTGATGTTCTGCTCTGTAAACGGCACAAGAACCTTCATCACTTTCTCAGGATCAAAACGATCGTTGAGGGTGTAATTAAGCTTCTGTTTTGCCACTTGCTCCATCCAAGTGCCCTCTGTAAACTGAGCTAGACCAGCAGCAGAACTGGTCTTAGCCTTAGCCCTTGCGTTGCCTCCACTTTCAGCTTGAATGAGGGTACCTGTGTATCGCTTCATATCAAAGCCCTTAGGAGTCTCTACAGGAGCTTTAGGAGCTTCAGGCATAGTAGCTCTAGGCTTCTCTGTCCAATCACGCTCCCAGGGCATTTTAACGCTTCCTACAGCCTCTTTAACAGCAGTGACAGCCTGCATCACTGCCTGCTTAGGCTTTTCCATCCATTCCATCTCCCAAGGCATCTTTGCAGGTGCCTCAGCAGCTTTAACTGGTTCAATAGGATCAGCCATTATTTCACCTTAGACCACGAGGTGCCAGCCTTAGCATCACCACCATTGTAACGCATACCATCAACCACTTGACCGATCTCCAAGCCTTGATACTTAGAGAAGAACGAGGGGAGATAGACATGCTTGTTTTCTTCCCAGAACTTAGCATAGTTTGTTGTACCTTCCATGTGAGCACCAATACGTACCAATTGATTGACAGCATCTTGAGACGTCTTCATAGCTTTAATAGCTTCGCTGGCGTAACGAGCTTCCAGAGGATCGGTAGGCTGTTGCTTCATGTTAAACATAATACCCGAGCCGTTAAAGGTCACTGTAAAGTTATCCTTATTTAGTGTTCGAGTAGAGGGCCTGAGAATAGCACCCATACCAGCCCGTCCAGGTACAATACCTATATTGGTGATAAATGCCTCATTAAGCTTCTTCTCTACACCCCTAATCACAGTTGGTTCATACGAAAGCTGGAAAGCTCGATATGCAGCCAATTGCTCTTGAGGATCAATCTTGTTCTCACTAGACCACTTACCGTACTCAGGAGATGCAAAGAACGAAGCAGCTTCCTGCAATGTCTTGGCACTAGCTCCTCGTCCAATCGTATCAGCTGTTTGTTTCAGGACATGACGAACAGAGCGTTCCATCTCGCCCTTAGCTTTCTCGTTGTCAGCGTATTGACCGTTAGTCAATGAAGTCATACTAGACTTCAAGAACTTAAATGCATCCTTCTCAACCTCTGGATTACCAACGATAGGAGGAACATATGCTCCGCTGTCTGGATCGTTTGCAAACATCTTAGTGATGGTTTGAGCAACCGCAGGTGTAGCACTAAGCAACACTTGAGCGTTGTTACCGAACAACTGAGAGATGGCAACTGTCTTAGCAGCTGTAGAGTCTTGCATAGCAGCCAGCTTTTGACGATTAATAAGGGTATCCACTTGAGCTGTCAAGTTAGCAAGGTTGGCCTTAGGATCAATAAACTGCTCAGAGAGTTTCTGTACATCTGTAAAGATACTACGATATGGAGCAGCCAATTCAGGGTTGACACCAGCAGCAGATTGCAAAGCCATGTTGATGGTACTGAACCGATCTAACAATCGTGCCTGAGCGTCTTCAGGAGTGATATGATTTGAGCGTACAGCTTCCCCGAGTGATACCCCAAACTCACGAACTGCAGCCAGCTGAGAACCTGCAATATCGTTAATAACCCGGATACCTGTTTGTTTAGATTCTTGATCTGCAACACCACGATCGTAAGTCCCTTGAGCACGTCGTTCCGCATTACGCTTAGCTTGGTCATCAAACTCAGTACGAGCACGTTGACCAATAGAATAAGCACGTAGTTGAGCATCTTCTGCAACAGTACTCATACCTGGGAAGAACTGATACCCAGCGGATTGAGCAGCAGAAATAGAACTCTTACGCAAATCAGCAGCTGTCTCAACAGCTTTCTCGGCTGTACCAAGCTCACTGTATCCTTTCAGTGCAGCAGCAGCTTTACCAAAATCCTCAATATAGCCAGCGTAGTTGCCAGAATACTTAGTGAACAAAGCCCGTGAACGAGCTGAAGCTTCTTGAGGAGATACACCCCCTGATGCCAAAGCTTGATTGATACTAGCTTGATCGTTTACATACTTACCAACTACAGCCTCTTTAGTCTGTTCAGCATTAGCTTTCAAAGCACTCTTGATGCCTGTAGTGATTACATCACCCACACTGGCAAGAGCACCAATCATACTGGTGCTAACAGCTCGTTCTTCCACTGGAGCTACAACGTTAGCCCCAGCCCCTTGCGGGGCCGCGAGCTGCGTAGCATTAACGCCAAAATCGGCCATATATTAGTTACCTTTCTGTTTACGAATATTCTCAATGTCATCAATGCGTTGCATCAACAACTGTTTCTGTTCTTCAGGTACAGGCATCTGACGAATACTGTCACGCATTGAAGTGGCATTAGGCAAGTTAATTGCTTTCATGATTTGAGACATAAGCTGTGTATCTTTATTCTGCAAGTCTAATGATAGCTGCTTGTAGATGATGTCTTGAGCAACAGGGTCGTCCTTGTATTTACGCAGAGCAAAGCTAGTTACTTTCGTGATGAACTTAACATCGGTATTACCGCGTTCCAGTTCAGTTTGATAATAACGCAATGCACCTTTGTACACAGACAACACTTCGTCTTTGTGCTCTTTAGTCTTAGTAGCAGCAGTTTGAGATGCTTGATACAAGTCACGCTGATTAGCAGATGGAAAGCCAAAGGCTTGCATATATGCTTCAACAGGGTGTGTCTTAGAATCAATCAATCGACCATGCTTGTCATAAGTTTTACCTGTCTCTAGAGCCAAGTGAGCCTTCACTGCGTTATTCCATCCAGAAGAAATCTTCAAGACTTCGTTAATTACAGCCAGAGCTTCTTGAGGAGTTTCATCAATGTCTTCTTGCATACCGAAGAAACGAGCTACAGAAGCAATAGCTTCACGAGTACGTCCTCCTTCTTTGAAGAAGAGCTGACCTGCAGGGCTATTGGTAATCATCTGTGATGCACCACCTGTTAGCATAGCATGGAAGAACTCACCCCATCCTGTCATGTCATGAGGAGCCAAGCTAGAGAAATCAATATCAATCTTTTCAGTCTTGAAGATTTCACGCAACGACTCGTTCATCATCATGCTCTCCAGACCGTACAAGATAGTCTCTCGCATCTTAGCATCTTCAGGGAGAATATCTCCACCCATCACAGCACTAATAGCAGCAGCGCCGGGAACACCCCACAGTAATGTATCAGCAACCACCAACTTAGCACGTGTAGCACGATCAAGACGGCGGTTAGTAGCCTGTAGCATAGCCTTGTGAGGGACTTGCATAAACTGAAGCAATACAGCAGCACTGGTCTGGTTGTACGGCATGTCTCCTGCAAAGTTCATATCATAGCTGAGAGCACGGATTTCAGAATAAGCTTCATCACGTACTGTCTTATCTGACAAGTCTTTACCGAGACGTTTATAACGATCGTATACAGCAGCAGCATGAATCAAGTTGTTACCTGCTTCACCTAAGTCAAAGCCAATACGTCGCAGAGCATTAGGACCAGCTGATGCAGCTCGTACCAGTTTATTACTGGAGTCAGCAGCAGTTAGCAGAGTACCACGTACCAAGTTCTGTTTATCCACAGCAGCCATTAGACCGCTATCGTCAATGAACTTAGTAAACTCCTGAGCTTCTTTAGAGATGTTGGTTATAACTGTAGACTTAGCTCCCAGATATTGACCCATGTTCTTTTCAATAGACCCAGTAGCCCATCCAGTAGGATTGTACGCAAATGTACGAATACCTTGGTGAGCCTGCACAACCCATTGACGAAGAGGGTTAGTACCGATGTAGGCCATGAAAACAGAGCCCTTACCGAAGCCAGAAATAGAAGTCTCTCCTGCCAGCATAGCAGCACGTTCCGCCTTAGCCATTCCCTTTTTACCGAGCATATCAGCAATAGCATTCATGCCAGCTTTATACACATTATCCATTCCATTAATGTATCCGTTTTCCAGATACCGAATGTATTCATATGCAGTGCGAGCATCTGCTACATCACTTGTAAACTGCTCACCCTTAGCACCAATGTCCCCAACAGAGTTAGGAAACTTCTTACCACCAATACCATCAGAGGGCAGGAATCGTTCATATTGATTCATGAAACGAGCCTTAGCACCTTCAAGCATAGGACGGTTAATAGTACGACCTGCAATACTACGGGCAGCTGCAATGGCTGACTCAACAGGATTAACAACGTAACTACCGTCACCCAACAAATTCAAACCAGAAGCATCTTCCAGCAACTTACCCCGATGGCGTTGAGCAATACGTCCAGATGATGAGTTGATGTCAAACCAATCATCAGAGCTAGTACGCATAATACGATCATCAGCACGAACGTGGTACTGCATATCAGGGTTTTGTCTACGCATACGCTTAGCAAATGCTTCAGCTTCTTCCGTATCACCTGCCACAGCTACAGCTCGTCGCATATCGTTAGCATCAATCTCATCCACAAAGCGAGGAGCCTTGTATTGAACTTGATAATATCCATCACGATAATTCAGAACTTGATCTGTGTCACGGATTGTACGCATGTACTCATCAGCGTTGTTGCGGACCAATACATGTTCAACCTTATCAGCACCAAACTCTGTAGGGCGACGTAGACGAGCAACAAAGCCACCTGTATCGTAAATATCCTTGAGATCTTCATTGCTCATATTCCGAACCATGTCCGAGGTAGGATCGTAAATCTTACCTACATCCTGGTAACTCCCCAAGGGCTTAGCAAACAGATCAGCATTAGGAGAAATCAATCGTTGGAATCCTTGACCGTTCAGTGTACGAACCAGGTCCAGATTCTCAAGATAGAAATGACCATCCCAGTATTTACGCCATGCTTGTACAGACTCAATAGCTTCAGGAGAGAATCCACGAGCCATCAAATCAACAGTATCCAGCTTCAGCTCTTTAGCGTTAGCTTCCCGAATATATTCGTTAACCTTTACTTGTTCGCCTTTACGCAAACCAGTAAACTTATCAGAGAACTGAGAAGCGAAGTCGAGCATCAATTTCTCGAAGCTGGCTCCACGGTCTGAAGCTACAGAGGCAGCACCTGTATATGTTGGATGAAGCATAGAAGCTGCATCAGCAATCAAGCGAGCAGCACTACCGGAGCCATCACGATTGAGCTGAGGGATACGGTCAAGCCAATTACGCTTAACATCAAACATCTCCCAGTTACTGATGTCAGTAGGATCAATCTCAGAAGTGGTTTCGACACGCACCAAGTAGTTGCCTTCGATGCCTTTTACATCTTCCAACTTAACCGGTGTGTGATCCAATCCATCCTTCTTCAAGATGACAATCTCTTCAGGGAGAATACCTTGACCACGCAGAGCATACAATGCTTGATTGTAAGCTTCTTCGGCGTTAGAGAATGCACCCTCAGGTGTACCATACACTGCACTAATCTTAAACTGTTCACCATCCAAACGGAAGGAGCCCATGCTCTCCATCATATGCAAGCCTTCGGCAGCAGCAAACTCATTCACCTTGTTAGCACGAGCAGAAGCTTTCTCACCACGAGTGTATTGCAATCCACCAGAGCCCTGCACTGCCTGTAGGATATCCTCTGGCACGTCCAAAGACTTACGCAGGTTACGCTGAATGTCAATAGGCTTAGAAACAACCTTACCAGATTCTGTCACCGCTTGAGGAAACACATCTCCAGCAATAGCATCCATCTTAGTGGTGCCGTACAAGCCTTCAGCCACTGCATCATCTGTACTCTTGAAGGTAGCTTCAAACAGAGCACGAGACTTCTCAGGGTTGGCCTGTTGCATAATAGCAGCAGGGCTGGAAGGGTTGTATGTAGACACAACACTACGCACTTCAATACGTCGAACCAAGTCAGCAATAGGAGTCAGAGCACCTGGGCCATCCATCACCGTAGACTTAAGCTGACCAATCTCTTTCTCAATAGCCGCAATACGCTGTGTAGCTGTGGCAGCTTCACGATTGGTATTAACCTGCTGTTCAATACGTCCAATGCTAGAATTGATGCTGGCATTGTTGTCACTAACTTGTTTGTTAGCTTCCTTCAGGGCTTCTTTGTAAGAAATACCTTTAGATGTTTGAATCTCTTTAGCAACGTTCTTAACACTGTCCTTGTTATCTGGAATCAACTGAGTACGTAGGGTATCAATCTCATCATTCAATGCACGGATAGTACCACTCTCAGCCAGATTACCTGCGGAGCCAAGCAAGTCAGCTTTCTCGGCTTCAAGCTTAGTAATCAAGTTCTGTTGGAATGCAGCAACACTTCCTTGAATTTCTTCATCTTTACGAGGACGTAATGTAAAGATGCTATCGGTTGCTTGTGGAGAAGGGGTTGCAGAAGGCTTTACAGGGCCTACAGTAGCTTGTTTAGCAGTGGTTGGTACTTGGGTAGCCTCAACTGCTTTAGCACCCTTAGCGACTGTTTTACCGCCTCGTGCAAAAGCACCGAGACCCACAATATCCAACAGCACAGAAACGTTATCAATCCACTTATCTGCATCACTGTAGCCATCCTCACCAAACACTTGAGCAGCCATCTGCATCTGAGCAAACTGGTTCTCGCTGGAGAAGATGACACCACTCTTCTTAGAGATAGAATCCAACAAAGAAGTGGTAAACGCTTCACGCTCAGAAGGAGGGAGTGACCGAAGTTTCTCTTGTAGGTCTTTAATCTTAGTACCGGGGAGCAAGAAGCTCTTTACAGTTCCCCAGATACTCTCACCTGCTTTGCGTTGTTCCTCGGTAACCTTAGCTACCGATACGCTTGTGCCGAAAGGAGCAAGCCACAAAGCAGCAGTGTCAGCAACCGTCTTAGCGTTCTTCCAATCAAGAGAGGAAGTGTGAGCGTTAACCAATCCTTGAACTGTCTTACTCACTTCGTGGATTTCACCGATAGCATCAGAGACAGTGAGACGAGCCCGTTCGTTGTCTTCGGTTTCACCTCGACTACCTTGAGCCAGAGCATTAGTCATCAGCTGAACCGATGGCTCTTTCAAGAACGTACTCTTGTTAAACGCATCAACAACAGCCTTCTTACGCTCGTAGGGGATGGATGCATCAGAGAGAACTCCCATCATGCTTTGCATATCCATCTTACGGCTTTGTTCAGCCGCTTGACCTTGCAAAGACTTAGTGATCTGATCTCCGCCTGTCTCACCCTCAGCCACCATCAATTGATAGTTTTCAACAGCTTTATTAGGGTCGCCTGCCAAGAGAGAAGTACCAGCCGCCCGTGTCTTAATCGCAGACATAGGAGGAATGGCACTAGCTTCTTGAGAAGGATTAAAAATATTCAAATCGGTAGGCTCTTCAGGCGTACCCATCAAATCATCTAGTGTTTCCATGTAAACCTTACTTAATAGCTTTCATTACTTTCTCTGGGCCACCTGCTGCACTAAAGATGCTAGTGCTCAGTTGGAACATAGATGTAGCATCTTGTGCATTCAATCCGGCCACATTAGCTTGTGTACCGAAGTTGGCAGCTGTCTGACCTAGCTCACTAACTCGATTGGCTGTTTGAATCTGACCAAGGTTGGCTCCAACATTAGAACTCAGTCCTGTGCCCAATGCACCCAATGCACCAAACTCACCAGAGCTTCCGGATGCACCTGTGTTAGTAGCCGACTGCATTACTCGTGCTCGACGTACTCGTGCTTCACGAATTTGGCTACGACGTTCAGAAGCAGCAGCAGCTACGTTAGCCGCTTTCTGTTCGGACTGAATCTGTCCTTGCACTTTAGCTTGTTCTTGTACAGCGGCTTTTTGCTCACCACGTGCTTCTTTCGCTTCTACAAACGATGCAACACTCACAGCTGCCGATGCAGCTAAAAGAACTACTTCAATTCCCATACCACCACCTCATATTCTTTACCATCATAGTTTAATTTATATTTTGTCTCTCCACCGAATAGCTTTGCAAACTTAGGATTCGGAGTGACCGTGAACATGTGAGAGTACCCTATCTGAGCATAATGATCCATCAGCTCACCTAGTTTTGCATATCCGTAGCGCAAAGAAGCAGGTGTCCATTTTCGTACAATACAATGGAGACCGATTGACATATCTATCTTTTCGATCTCCAGTGTAAAATCATCATTCTCAAAGAATACTTCTTTAAGTGATTGCGTTTCCATTTAGTGCCAAGCTCCAGCCGATCAAACGGCAATCTTTATTAGGCTCTGATTCAAAATACAAGCTGAATGCCTTGCCTCGTCCACGTAACTTATTACGCGAAGAGACAACTTCAAATCCAGTGTTATAGTCATCATCAGGACCGCTAGGGGTGTATTGCTTTCTGTAGCGATACGCTTGCATCAAAGGGCTCCACTTATTCGACTGATAACCATTAGCCCAGTCCCACATAGTACGGATGAAACATCCAGATGGGCTCAAGGGATTTAGCTCTCCATCAACACCACTCTCTGTACGCAAGAAGTGAACAGTGAGATAAGGGATTTGCTTATGAATGGAGGAGTCATCAGCTGTGTAGTCACCTGTTGTCAGGTAGGCTTTAGCATCTACACCAATGCCATCAACTTGTTCCCAGTCCTTAAAGAACGGGTTATTGTAATAGCCGAATGTGTAATACGGAACACCTGCAACCAACACGATACACAAATAGCGCGAAGACTGGATACCAGCTTGACGACCTGTATTAGGCACAACAACTTGATCCCCACCTGCAAACACTTCGTCATCACCAACCAACACCAGAGTGTTACCAACACCTGACTGGAACGGAGTAGACTTAAAAGCACTAATCACTTCAGCAGTGTTGTTCTCTAGGTTGTATATACGGTTGACGTAGAAAGCATTGATGGTTAAGTCAAGAACGAGTTCCTTAGTTACAGAGTTCCCTGTAAACCGTGTTCCATCGTGATAAACCCATCGAATCTTCTTACCTACTGCGTCATAGATTCCAATAGCTTTTTCTTTTGCCGTGTTAGGGATATCTTCGTAGAATGTCTGAATTGTAGACTGTGTTAAGTTACTAGCAGCGTATTCACCGAACTGATCCTTACCTACAGCGTAGATGCCATCCTCAGACCAATACAGCACTTTGCTAGAGTCTTCAACGATACAGCGAGTACCGAGGGAACCGAAAGCAGAGATGCGTTGAGTCTTGTAGTTGGTAGCAGAGAACCCATAGTCACTACCGCCTGAGATTGTCCATACACCGTTGGTAGCAATAACCACCAAATGACTAGACAAGTTAATCAAGGAGAT